CCAGATTTCAAAAAGTAGAAAATTCCGTTCTACAAACCCAGCTAGGTATTGCAGAACGACTGTGTGCCTCGTTAGAACTGAATACAGATCAAAGAGACCGTATTATTGATTTGCTTTATGATATTGCTGGAAGATCAGAAGATGAATTTGAAAATTCTCCAAAAACTATTGTGGCTGGAGTAACAGCACATATCTTGGGACTTCGTACAAAACAAGACATGAAAAAAGTTTCAGAAGCTTCAGGAGTTTCTGCGCTCAGTATTCACAAATTAGTTCAGAAGATTTAACCAAAAATATTGAAATAGTGGATCAGGATTATTATTAGGATCTACAATTGTAAAATATCCACTATTTGTTGAGTTAGTTCCAATTGTAGCAGTAGGGCCTATCAGATCCATTCTACCGCTTGCAGATGGATTACCTGCTGTAATAAACAGAAGCGATGAAGGTCCAACATAATATCCAGCAGGTGGTTGAATTACATAATCTCCCGATCCACTACCAGTTGTAAAATATCCGGAGAATCCAGAACGAACTCCTAAGACTGGCGGAGATCCAGGACTAAATAATTTTTCTATAGCTAAAGGAGCTGTGTTTGTTCCAACTATACCAGTACCAGTAGTTAATCCTTGATCTACGGATAACGGTTTATTCATATAAAAACTGCCTACAGAACCACGAGAACTACTAAACCCAATTTCTCCGCCAGTTACTCCCTCTGTAAAATTAATTAATGTTCCTCTAGTTTGATCATTCAAATTATAAATTCCTCTGTAAATTCCACCTACACCAGCATTATTAAAATTTACTGAGGATGTTCCGCCAGTTGCACCCTGTATAACAGTAAGACTTCCATTCACAGTTTCGTTTCCAACAACTCGTAATGCTGGATTTGTGATACTTGTATTCACAGTTTCAATAAGTACAAATCCACTTTGTCCAACTCCGCCATATATATAATTATTGTACTGATTTCGATAACCATCAGAACCACTTCCATTATTAGCAGCAGCACCTGCAAGTCCTATAATAGATGAAAAACCATTTCCACCAGCACCCCCAGCAATACCACCTCCACCACCAAAAATTCCACCTCCACCACCACCAGAAGCTCCTGTTCCTCCCTGTGTTGTTCCTGTAATACCACGAAGTACTGTTTCAGTTACTACAGTTCTTACTTGTGTTCCAGGTTGAGTTGTATAACTCGATAAAATCGAGGTTGTTTGTGATGTTGTATTGTACGCAGCTGAAATAGGGGGCGGAGGTGGAGTTACAGCTGATGTAGCAACTAAACCATACTGAGAATTACCTGTTATATTGTATACTCTAGTTCCACCAGTATGGCCATAGTTATTTCCTAAATAAATATTTACAGATCCTGAACCAGAAAATGCCGAATCGATAGTTCCTGACATAGTAACTGTTGTTGTTCCTGTGATTCCAGTTGAATTAAAAAATTCAACTTGACTTCCAGATATACGAGTCGTACCATCAATAGTTCTCTGACCATTTCCTGTAACTCCAGATGCTGGAGATGAGATGTCTGTAACATTTGGATTATCATACGGAGCGTATACTGCTGTCACATTAGATGAAATTAGTCCTGATCCAGTAATTCCAGAACCTTGTACAGAAAATGTAGTTCCACTTGGAAATGTTAAGATATCATACACACCGCTACTACCAATTAAAATATGTTCGGCTGAAGCTGTAAGTATTGTTCCAGGAGACAGTGATAAAAAATTACTTGTTTGAAAATTAGAAGATGCTGTAAATGATACATTAGATAAAGAATCTGTTCTGGTAAAAGAAAGCTGTTCAGCAACAGATTGTGAAAATACACCACCAGACCCTCCAGTTACTGCTGAAGCATTTCCACCTGCTCCAATAACATTACCTCCACCACCACCACCATAAGCCACTCCAGTTACACCTGAAATATTTAAAAATAAAGCATTTCCTCCTGTATTTCCTGATACACTTGCTCCGCCACCAGAAAAATTCCAACTTATATTTCCACCAGTTAATCCCAAAATTTCAATTTCTCCACCAGCTTGTGCTCCTTGTCCAGTACCACCTTGTCCCCAACCATAAATATTGTACAATGTTCCTGTTATAGCAGCAAGTGTAATAGATCCATTAGTGGTAAATTGTTGAGTCGAAGTAGAAAATTGTCCAGGACCGTTTGTTCCATTAATTACTGTATTACCAAAAATTTGAATTTTTTCTGTATTTGGATTGGGATCAAGATTTCCACCTAAAGATACTCTTGCATTTTGTGTGTCAAACTGAGCCATCGATGAACCTGAAGAAAATGGAGCAATACCTAGAATATTCCCATCTCCAATAACACTTCTTAATCCAGATTGAATCAAAGATGTTGTTGAAGAATTAGTAATACGCATTCGTCCTATCTGTCCGGGTGAAATGACCTGTGTAGTTGGTATTACCATTTCAAGACCATTATAAGTCAAATTAGGACTTGATGTTACACCAGTTACTCCGAAGATTACAATCTGATTATTCGGACCATTTGTAATACTGCTAGGACCAGTAGGACCAGTAGGACCAGTAGTGCCCGATCCTCCACCCGCCGGACCTGTAGCACCTGCTGGACCCGTAGGCCCCGCTGGACCTGTAGAACCCGCTGGACCCGTAGGACCCGTACCCCCTGGACCCGTAGGACCCGTAGGACCCGTAGGACCCGTAGGACCTACAGTTCCACCGCTGGAGCCTGAAATTGGAGGATCTAAATACTGATAATGCAGAGTAACTCCGTAGATATCAGATACGGGGTTTGTAGGACTTCCAATTAATGTAGCATAAATTTGATCAACGGGATTAGCAGTTGTACCAACTTGGATAGCATATACTGTATCAATATTACCTAAGTCTAATTGAACTTCGTAGCCAGATCCTGTTGTACCTACGATTTTAGGTGCTAAAATTTGATCAAGAACATTGTTTCCAATTAATGTTGAAAACGGATATCCCCCACTCATTTGTCGATATTAAATAAAACAGGATGTCTAGCTTTAACTCAATGTTTGATCCTACTGCCAGAACTTTGAGCCAGAGATTTACATTGTTCCCTATTCCGGAGTCGGAGCAGGACTTGTTCAAACTTTACAAAAAAGCATCAGGATCTTTCTGGGTTGCTGAAGAAATTGATTTCAGCCGTGATAAGGGGGATTGGGAGAAACTCAGTTCTAATGAACAGCATTTCATTAAGCATGTTCTAGCATTCTTTGCTGGATCTGATGGAATTGTACAAGAAAACTTGGCAACTCGTTTTCAAGCAGAAGTTCAGTCTCCCGTAGCTAGACTCTTTTATGGAGTTCAAAATGCTATGGAAGGTGTGCATTCTGAGACTTATTCCCTGCTTATTGACCAATATGTCAAAGATCCGTCTGAGAAGTCGGAACTCTTTCAAGCTATTGATCAGATTCCCTGTATTCGCAAAAAAGCTTTGTGGGCTCTGAAGTGGATTGATGAACAAGATTCCTATTCTGTTCGTCTAGTAGCATTTGCTTGTGTTGAAGGTATCTTCTTCTCGGGTTCATTTTGTGCTATCTATTGGCTCAAGAAGCGTGGACTTCTTCCCGGGTTGACATTCTCTAATGAATTGATTTCTCGTGATGAGGCATTGCACACTGAATTTGCTGTAGCAATGTACCATAAGATGCCAGAACTAGATGTACCTGTCATAGAAACAATTATTCGTGAAGCAGTTCAACAAGAGATTGAATTTATTACAGAGGCATTGCCATGTTCTCTAATCGGTATGAATTCTCGTGATATGATTGTCTACATTAAATATGTAGCAGACAGACTCGCTGTACAACTAGGAATTCCTAAACTGTACAGTGTTCAAAATCCATTTGAATTTATGGAACTGATTTCTCTAGAAGGCAAGACAAATTTCTTTGAAAAGAAAGTTTCTGATTATTCTAAACCTGGTGTTGGAATGACAGCAGAATCTATGGAAGTCAAATTTGATGCTGAGTTTTAGATTAGCTTTGGACCTGTGTATGGTACAGTTCTAGATTTGTACCCTAAACCAGTAGAAAAATTAACTAAAGGATGTCTCAGTAAAGACATGTTTTTATTTGAGAATGAAGCAAGGAAATCAGGTAATCCAGATGTAGGAGGGACATATAAAGATAATCTAGTAATTCCTTTAAGCTGCGGAGTCTGTTCACGACGTTGAATGGCTTGATACTGTTTTTTCAGAATAAACTGTGAGGCATCAGGAGTCATTTACGTTTAAAGAGAGAAGCTTTCTTCTGGACCCATAATAAAATGTCTTGGGTTGATTTATCTGTTCTTGTACTAGCAACGATGGTAGCTGTTCTTGCGGGTATGGTTGGATACATGTACTGGCAACAAAATCGTGTACTTCAGGCTGTGAGTGCGTTGTCAACCTTTGTAGCCTCTCAATTTATCAAGGCTGAACCTCCGGCAGAAGAGGTAGAACCCGAAGTAGAAGACGATCGCGTGTCTGTACAAAAGGAAGAAGTTGAGGTTGTTGAGGATGTAGATGATCTTCAAAGCAAGACCACTGCTGAACTACGTGAACTTCTATCCAAGAAAGGTCTACCCTACGGTAAACGCGATTCTAAGTCTGTTCTTCTTCAACTTCTAAAAGCATCTGCCTAAGAATAATGGATAGTCCTTTGCTAGATAAATTATCACATGGTAATGACATTCTAGTATTTGATTGTGAGTTCTGGCATCTTTTCAATAAAGCAGATGTACACTACCTTCCTGAAAAAGATTACTTCTTTGTTCCTCGAGAAGTTGGTGGATTCATGTGTAAGAAAACGGCAGGATGGTCAATCAAAGAAAGATTCTTTGTTACATTAGACTGTCCTCTTGATGACGTGTCTTTACCTATTTCTCAATTTGCTACTGTCAAACTTGAAACTGCCGCAGAATTAGATCAGATTCAGGAAGAAATCGGTATTCCTTGGGTTGATGCTCATAAGTCAGTCTTGAATACAAAACAGAAAGCTTTGTTAAATAAAGCAATCAAATTGTACAAAAATGATCCTCATATTAAAAAACATCATGAACCATACTCATGGATCCCTAAATTTTTAAAAGTATTTTCAGAATCAACTGTCATTGTTAAAGGAACAGGTGATCTTGAAGCTCTACAAAATATATGTAACATAAAAGGTTTCACATATCCACAACCTAGAAAAATTATAGACATTGCTGATTGGAACGCAAAGTCTAAACGCTTATGTGGTTCTGCTAAGTTAGAAAATACGTTTAATTGTATTGTGCCCAGATTATCTCCAGAAATAAAAAAGATTCTTGCTGAACTGCCTTTAGGTGAAGCTCATGATCCTACTATGGATGCTACAATGACGTTAATAGTAGCCTTATTTTCTGCGACCCCCCATAACCGGAGCGGGGTTTAGATTGGTCATGCCCCAATATACTCCGAGTGCGTATAAGAGCATCATAGGAATTGCCCATAGGCGCGAAGTCCAATTAGGATAGCTGGTCGTAACCTGATGATAAATGGCCATTGCTAAAAAATATCCAGCAAGAAGAAGGACAATCAACGCAAAAATGCTCATTTATTATAAACAACGTTTTTAGTGTGTACAGACACCTTAAAAATGTTGATTAAAACTTTTTGATTTTGAAGCTTCTATTTACGCAGTCTTGGGAAGACTATTGCCTTCAAGCAGTCTTCACGTAGTGGACCTTGAGGAAGCTCTGAAGGTTGAGGTACGTTACTTCATCCTTGTCCTTGGTACGCAGGAGCTTGGCTAGCTTGGTATCCGGAACAATGCGACGCTTGAACTTGGGATCGAAGCAGTTGTGCTGCTTTACGTAGGCAGACACAAACTTGGTCACATCAGTCTGAGAGCGCTGGCTCTTGGCAGGTAGACCCATGAATGTACACATCTCATCAGTCAGAAGACGGGGCTTGAGAAAGGCATTGTTCTTGCGACGGGCCTCCCAGATAGCACGATCCTCAGGAGATAGCGTGGCAGGATCTACCTTGCGACGACGCTTGGAATCACGAAGCTCACGCTTTACAGCCTTGGCTACCTCTACTAGATCATGAGATACGGCGGCTAGGCGAGAAGTCAGATCGGACTTCAGGGTCTTCAGGGTCTCCTGAAGAGAGGTTAGTACAGCATCAGCACTACGAGTTTCTACGGGGGCAGCTACAGGTGCCGGAGTGGCCACGGGTACAACTACGGTTTCGACAGCGGGAGTCTTTGCGGGCTTGGCAGTCTTCGCAGGCATCTTGTTTGCTTTAACAGGAGAAGAAGTAGAAGACATTTCTAACGCGGGTATACTGAGTATAATCGTGACCTGTTTAAATCATATTGCCTGTAAGGCCCCGAAAATAATAAAAGACAGTGGAAATTTGTTCTTTGTTGTTCTCAACATGTACAAAAGAGAACTAATAAGTTGAAATAAAAGGAATTCAAGATGAGCTTCCAGATATTGTTTTGCTACACACGATTCAATTAAAAATAAATGTTTTTCTCTTTTTTGAGAAGGTTTGTCTCTCCATCGGGCAACAAGATGTCTATGTATTTCTGAACTGAAAAATACAATAGTGAGACGTGACATATACTCGAATCGTGTATACGAAATTTTTTCAAATAATTGATCTTCTAGGATGTGAGACAGCATAATACATTTATTATGAAGTGTTTGCGGAGAATTGTACAATTGTCGATACCAATACAGATCTCTTAATTCATAGATACGAACACGAGTATCTCGAGAAATGATTTCATTTGTGTAAGGATTTTTAGGAGTTTCTGTCTCCATTAACTTGATTATGGTATCAAGACCAAACCACCATCGTTTACCATTTTCTACAAAGGAAAAGAAGTTCAATGGATTTTGATGATTTTTTTCTTCCAGGGTTACCAATTCTTCTTCATTATGACAATCATGTCGTTTCAATGGATTTCCTGCAAGAGCAAGACATCTTCTGACTGACCATCCTCTCCAAATCTTTTGAATTAATGTAGCCGAGTCGGTTTCTACAGTTGGCGGTTTCCACATAATTTTATTCCTAGTTTTCGCATGCTTTCCGCAAAAAATAAGTCCGACCAATGCTTTATGAGAACATCGGTCGGTCGATGTACGACTTTTCGTGGATGAACATAACATTCTTATCTTATTTGGCACAGTTTCTTGAAAACGGATTTACACATATATAGCGCTATAATCAATAAAAACAGAATGTCCACTAACGCAGTAATTCACGCTCAGAATGCAAACATCGAGAATGTCTCCTTTGGAGAAATCAAGGTCAACAAGCAAGGAGGTAAAGGAGTACAGCTAAGATATGGCGGACAATCATTCCAACTACGTCTTCCCAAGATGTCATTTCCTGCTGGTCTAATCCAGCGGGAGGATGCCAACACGGGGAACGTTACACATACACTCATTGCCTCTCTCAAGGGATGCGATTCGTATGCGCGCGAGCAGTCAGAAGATCAGACTATTGGTCCTCTGTACAACTTCATGCTGGCACTTCAAAACAAGCTTGTTGCCTGGGCAACCGAGAACAGTTCAAAGCTGTTCGGCAAGAAGCGTTCTGAGGAGTCAATTCGTGATAGTTTCAAGAGTATTCTCAGTGTTTCGACAGACAAGAATGGAGACGAGTACGTGCCTAACGGCAAGTATCCTCCTTCTCTTCGTCTGAAGGTTCCTGTGTACGACGGTCGCGTCGACATGGATGCTGTGGATGGATCAATGAATCCGTACGCACTGACACCCGATTCCCTCAAGTCCGTATTTCAAAAGTACGTACAGGCGAATCTGGTAATCACCGGATCAATTTACATCATCGGCCAGTCCTTTGGTGTGTCTTGGCGTATCAAGAACGCACAGGTCTTTCAGCCAAGTCGCCAGACTTCTGCATCGATCTTTACTGCTGAGGAGGCTCCTGTTGAAGAAGAGGAGGCTCAGGCTGAAGCTCAGGAGGAAACTCCTGTTCCTGTTCCTGCTGCCTCTGGCGGGGGAGGAGGACGCAGACGCCGTGCTGAAGCGTAAGACGTGTGTTGGAAGGCGTGTAGATAATTAAAGATTCATCTACAAAAAAAGGATTGGAGGAAACTTCAATTTTTTTCACAGATTTGCACTCAAATTGTGAAAAAGATCTGGTTCCACATTCTGTACATTCCCAAGCTTCTGGGATACCATGGATAACATAATCGGGAGTCACAAGTCTCCCATGTAATTTCAGCATAACATTACCAACAGATGCGTCCTGATAAGCTTCAGGTGTCATCAAAGAATATAAGGTTTCTCCTGCCGTCCAATCTTCTTGCAATAAAGTTCCAAATGGAGTATCACGGAACCACAAAACTTCGAATATAGAAGGATCATCCATATCATGTTCTGCAAGACCTGTTCTCTGTAAAGAATCATCGTATAACCAATAAACATCCAAGTTCCATTTGGTATACGAACGATCCACAGCTCCACGGTACACTTGTTTTCCAGAATATGACCATTCTGAAGCATCATAGTCTTCATCATGTTCTAGAATGTCGGCTGACACATTAGTGTACACTAAGTCGGGTCGGAGTACTGAATACATTTGATTAGTTAAAGGAAACTTTTACTTGAACACTGTGCGTAGACAGTTTGTCTGATGCGCACTGAGAAATTTCATGGCGTTTATTTGTTTGCTTAGATGCGTGAATACGAGCTTCCATATCTTTGTGAATTTCTTCACGATGCGCATACATATGATCCAAAATTCCATCAGAAATAATCCATTGAAAGAAATTCAATTGGCCTACAGTAGTATCCATCCCAGCAAACTTAATTCGGCGGCATCGGCAGAACGGGTCGAACATCTTTTTGCTGTAAGCTTTCAGATGGCTTTTGTATGATAGGTAAACTGTCTGATACTTTCCCTGGTGTACGAACGACACGTTGTGCATCTTGGCGTAATTCGTCACAAACCAGTCGATCAACCGCAAAGAAAGAACGGATTGGCCGGATAGTACGTTTTGGACTTTCTGAAGGTTCTCCGTGACTGCATAAAATTTTTCTAGACGGTGCAGAACCCATTGTTCTTGACTTTGTATTTGGTCCATTACTTTAGTAAAAATCCTCTGTTAAAATGATAATGGAGATATTCTGGAATCCTTATTTTATTGTCGTAATATTCATTGTATTCTTGATTACGTATTTTGTATATCTAGATGTGGAAGGGTCATTTGCCAACGGATTCTTACATTTTGGTCCAGGAGCTGATAATGTAAATACAGCTCAATTCATGGGTATCACGTTGGATTCATGGTCTAAAGTTATTACCTTATATTTTATTTGTTTTACAACTGGATTCTTATCTGTACATTACGATAATGTCGTTTCAATGTCTATTATTAATAATGTTATGGACACATCTGTAACACATATTCCCTATACTGAAACTGGTACTTATGCGGTAGTCTTAATTGATCCTTTAATCATGCATTCATTAAAAGTAATTGAATTCTTTGCTACTTTGACCTTACAATTTCAATTTATCTTGCCTGTAGTTCTTGGATCTTATATTGGTGGACTTCCTACAGTCCTGAACATTCTAAGTTCGAAAACGTATGCGAGTTAAAGAAAGCTTACCTAATTAGATAATGGAACAAATAATCGCTGACCTCATTCGTGATTATGGCGAATGTGATCAGAGAACTGATGCCTGGCATGACAGAAGATCAAATATGCTGACAGCATCTGAAATCTTCAAAGCCAAAGCTAGTGCTACAGCTTCTTCAAGACGTGAACTAATTCTTTCAAAGCTTGTTCCGCGTACAGGAGGATCTGGTGGAGTAGCATCACTGGATTGGGGAACACAATTTGAAGAAGTAGCAAAAGAACTTGTACAACAATCAGGAGTTCAAATAAAAGATTTGGCTTGTGTTATTCATCCAGAACACCCTTTTCTTGGAGCATCGCCAGATGGTTTGCTTTTGGGAACTGAACGTCATGGAAGACTGATTGAAATTAAGTGTCCAATTTCTCGTGAAGTTGATCCTGGAGCTCCTATTCCAGATTCATATTATGATCAGGTACAACTACAACTTGCGTGTACAGGACTCCAAGAATGCGAATATTCTGAATTCAAATTTGTAAAACATTCGTATGCTGAATGGATTACGATAACAAATGTTAAATCATGTTTTGCTGTAAACGTGTCAACACGCAATGTCGTATACAAACAGATTTCAGACACACGTTCTCTCCAGGAATGGATGGTATCGTTTATGGAAGATCCGCTTGATTGGGATCTCGTTTACTGGTCTCTGAAATCTAGAAAGGATATGCTTATTCAAAAAGATACCGAATGGTTCACTGAAAATCTGCCTTCATTCAAGAATGTTTGGGAAGAAATTTTGGAGTACAGAAGATCAGGAACTCTTCCTACAAAAACAACCATTTTAAACTTGGATGAAATATAACATAAATGAAAATTCTCTGTCATGAATCTGAATATAAATATATGAAAGAATATGTAGAATCTTTCGCAGGAGACAATGAGATTGTTCAGTATACGGATGAAACTAAATTTGAAGAAGATGAATATCTTTGCGTCCGTCGTATCCCCATTGTACCTTCTGGATCCAAAATAAAATTTTTGAATACAGAACAGCTCTGTGTTTCTGGAAATCTGGCTGAATATAAAACTTTTATTTCTATCGCAGATGAAGTTCTCGACTATTCGGAAGAGAACGTCAAATTAGCAGGCGGTGGAACTTATTTTCCTTATCAAGAACTTCAGGCAGAGACGGAACAACTTCGTGGATATCTAGATGTTCCTAAAGAATATGACGTAGTTGTTGTAGGAACTCAATCTCTACGCCGCAAACAAATCATTGAAGAATTGAGATCACAACTACTGCGTGTACATTGGATTACTGATTTGTTTGGCGATGAACGTGACAAACAGATCGGTAAAGCTCATATTCTACTCAACTTACATTATTCAGATTCTTATCAGGAATTTGAATCCATTCGGTGTAATCGTTGGAAATGGGCTGGAATGAAAGTGTTGACCGAACCCTGTATCCGCGTTCCCGATGGAATTTCAGTTGTTGAAAAAGATTGTCTCTACCAAAAACTGGTAAAAATGCTTGGACCCCTTAGGCTTCCTCTCTACAAAATAGGTCTATCTATGATTGTCAAGAATGAGTCACATATTGTACACGAAGTTCTGAACTCATCACTTCCATTTATTGATACGTTTTGTATTCTGGATACTGGATCTACAGATAATACTGTACAAATAATCAGGGACTTTTATGATTCCAAAGGTATTCCAGGAATTGTTCATCAAAGTGATTGGAAAGGATTTGGTAAGTCTCGATCAGAAGCTTTGAAACTTTGTGATGGACAGATGGATTATATTTTGATGATTGATGCTGATGATTTGATCGAAGGACCTCCAAATGTTAAAGAGTTTTTGCTGAAAGCATTGTACGTGACAATGCCGAATGCTTGCAATATTCATTTGAAACGTGGTAGTCTAGAATATGAACGAACACAGCTTTTTAAGGCAGGAGATGGTTGGAGATATGAAGGTGTTCTTCACGAATATCCAACCAACGATAAAGAAAAAAATATTCATGTTCGTCTTCCTAAAGAAATATGGATGACTGGTCGTACAATGGGAGCCAGATCAATGTTAGAAGGAAATAAATATCAACGAGATGCTGAAACTATCCTGGAAGCTTTGAAAGAAGAACCTGAAAATACGAGATACATGTTTTATTTGGCTCAGTCATATCGTGATGCTGGAATGCGAGATGAATCTATAACCTGGTACAAAAAACGTTTTGAAGCGGGAGGATGGATTGAAGAACAATTTATTTGTGCTTTGAATTTGACTAGATTACTCGGCTGTAAAGAATGGGCATGGAAAGCACACGAAATCTGTCCTAATCGTATTGAGTCTCTGGTTTCATACATGTCTTTATGCCGAGCTCAAGGCAAATGGTCTCGTGAACTTTTGTCTATGTGTTTGTACGCTTCAAGTATTCCAAAACCAGAAGGTACATTCCTATTTTTGGAATCTGATACATATGATTGGAAAGTATGGGATGAGACTTCTATTGTAGCATCATACTGTAAAGCTTATGATGTGGCTAAGGTAGCGTATACACGTCTTCTTAAAGATAAGAAGTATCCGCCTGAACAAGAAGCCAGAATTCGTGAAAATTTTAAGCAGACACTTATGTTGGCACAAAAGAGTTAAATAAGTTGACTCTGAATGGTGTTTCAATTCCAGTTACAGCAGGAATACCTAGATCTGAAGGTGGCTTTACATTATTAGTTACTTGTGCGTACGAAGAATCTTTATTGGCATCTGTTCTCTGCATATTAGTACTGTCTACGAATTCAAGGGCAAAAGGTTCCCAAGTTTTTGTCAACATTGCTAAGACTACAATTACGGCAACAGCTAAAGCAATCCATGAAAGTTCTTTCATTACTTTTAAAATGGAAAAGATTTACCATCAGCACAATAAGCAAAAAGAATGGAAGAGAAAGCTTTGGTAACTTTGAAAGCTATGATTGAAGCTCGTGGTCTCAAAGTTGGAGACCCTGAACCATTGGCTTCTGTTTTGGATGAAACCAGTATGTACAAAATTGGAGATGTCCTAATAATCTTCAGTGATAAGAGCAGAATCAATGAAGCCAATTTGTCTTCTTATATCAAATTCTCTTCGGAGAACGGATATACAAATGGAACAATTATTGTTTCTTTGATCCCCTGTTCTGAAAAGATTGTTAATATTGTTAGATCCTACATTTCAAAGAAAGAAAATCCCCTTCTTCAAATCTTTGACATTCTTCGTTTGCAGACAGATATTTCCAAACATCGTAAATTCATTCCTCATCGTATCCTGAAACAGCAAGAGGTTTCTCTATTTGAGAAGAAATTTAATGTTACCAAGCCGAGCGAACAACTTGGATGGATAGATTCTCAAGATGCGGCCGCAAAGTGGGTCGGAGCTAGACCTGGCGATATTATCGAAGTTATTCGATTTTCAGAGTCAGCAGGAGACGCACGTTCATGGAGATATTGTGTAGCAAATACTAAAGAGTAAAATGGACGGTACATGGAGTTCTGCAAAATCTGTATATCGTGATAATATGTTACAGTATAAGCTTACCGGGGAATCTAAGTATAAGAACGTAGCTGATCAAGCTATGGCTACCTTAAACAAGATACTAGAATCCAAAAAAATACAATCGCCACATGTCTTGCATACCGACTATTTAAAACAACAAGATATGTTAGTTGGTGCTCAAATGCGTCAGCCTACTATTGTACAACCGTCTATGTCGTGGCAATACTTGACATTGGGGTCACTGCTGATAACGCTGTTTGTCCTGCATGTCGTATAATCATATAAATAATAATTATGATACAGAGACCTAGTAGGAACAAAAGAATCTGATATTGCCATTGAACCGACTTAATTTTATTTTGATCTTCATTCAAGATCATTTCTAAAGTTTTTTTGCGGTCAGATGCTTGTTGAATTTTTAAGAACTCTTTTTGAATCTTGGCCAGTTCAGGTTTTAGTTCTGACTCAGGATCATTAGCAATAAAATCGCGAACTTCAGAAGCCATTGCTGAATTCATATCTAGCAATTGCTGAACCAATTCTGGTTGTTTATCTGTAGCTTCTCGAGCTTCACGCATTACTGAATAATAAGCTTGTTTCTGTTGAGCATACGAATTTTGAAAATCCGTCATTATTTCTATTGCGTTATAATAAATGCCGAATCTAGATTCAACAGGAAAGTTTGGACGCTCTATGGATTGTTCTCAGTTACTTGAGTTCAAAAAGAAATATAAAACTGTACAACAACAGAATGGAAAGAATCCTCAAGGTGATCAAAGTCAGAAACCTGCGTTTAACTCTAATCGTCTAGGTGGAGGTGGATCTGAGAACGGAGCTTCTTGGTATTACAATCAAAAAGGAAACTTTTTAATCTATGATCGATTTTTTGGAAGTAGAAGTCTTGGTACTACACAATCTGGTATTACTACACAATCTGGTATTGATCCAAGATTCCGGGAATTTTTTGAACTGGTTAATCGGGCTTTTACTCTAGGTGGAGCTAGAGAAACTTATACTTCTATTGATGTTACACGATTAACATCAACTGAAATAGATTTTATTTCTACAATTTCTAATGGATTCTCTAAACTGGGGACTTTTCCTTTAACTTCTGTAATTCCAAATACTCTTCCAAATGACGGCATATACTACCTAAATGATACTGGTTCACCAATTACTATTACAACATCTGATGGAACTCAACGAACATATTCTGCCGGTCAAATTTTTAGTAATGA